ATATCCACTCATTCCTTTGTTTTTCAACTTCTTACTTACTTTGGCAACATCATCTGCCTTTGGAGCACCATTGATATATCCACCCGGTAAAGATAAACCCACACCGGCTCCACCACCTAATCCCATTTCATCCAATGCATCCATATAATCTTCTGCAAGTTGGTTTAACTCTTCTTCAGATATTAATGTTAAGTTTACATCCATTTCAGTATCTTCCCAAAATCTTTTTGGTTTTTTAATTTTTTTCTTTGGTTCAGTTTCCACCCAATCCTCAACTTTGTGTGGGTCTTTTGCTGGATTTAGTTCAGATTCTTTGTAATTTTTAAGTGAATATGTTACTTTTCTAAATGTTGATTCTGATTCTTTTTTTCTACCCTTACCACGCATCCAATCACCCTTTGGTTTATCTATTTGTGTATATCCACCTTGTCTAAACCAACTTTCTGGTTTTCCTTTATCTATAATACGTGTTTGTCCATCGGCTACATAGTTTGGATTTGGTTCACCTGGCTCTGCACCACTCATACCAAAATTAGATGATTCATTAAATAAATTTGATTTTGGTGGAATTCTAAATGTGGTTGCTTTCTTACCATTGATAGTTGGCATTCCATGCTCATCTTTATCAATATTTTTTACAACTACTCTTTTATTCTTAAACTTACCCATTAACAAAGTATCACCTATGTTTACATCTAAGTTAATATCTTCGGAAAGTTTTGCTAATTTTAATGTAATAAATTTGAAAACAGTTGGGTCAAACTTTGGATATGCTTTTAAGAATCCTTCTTTCTTTTCTTCATCACTCCCTTTACCCAACCAATTACGAACATCAGTTCCACTAATTGGATTTGATTGTGATGGTGAAGCATAAACATACCCCTTATCTAAATAACCAAATTCTACTTTACCTCTATATGGTGTAAAATAGTTACCACCCAAACGTTGTTCATCTTTTTCACCAACTACACTTATTAGACCAGTTTTTGCTGCATCATAATTACTTAGTATTTCAGTTGGGGCATATGGATTTTTAACCTGAACTATTTTGTTTGGTGTAATACCAAACATTTTAGTCATTATAGTTTTCTTCTCTCTAAAATCAAATGGAGATTTTACGTTATCGGTTTTGTTAGATGTTGCAATATACACATTATCTTTACCGAACTTTTTTATAAGGTTTTGGTATGTGGCAAAATGCCCTTTATGAAACGGTTGGAATCTGCCGGAATAGACAACTATTACATTCTCCATTTCGGCAGATTCTGCCATTATACTTTCTACCAAAAAATTTGATAATTCACTCATTAAATATAGTATTCTCTTTATACTATATAAATATAGAATAAATTTTTATTGTGCAGCTTGGCCAGATGCTTGTTGCTCAGCCAATTGCTTACGAGTTGGTGCACCCGGTTGATATTGAACCGTACCCTCTTGTATATTAATTCTACCTTGTGGATATTTCTCATCAACCTCTTCACCAATACGATTTAATTCTTCTTGGGTAACTTTATACTCATCTTCTGCTTTTTCTAAAATCTCATCCAAACGAACTAATTCTTGTTGAATTTGTTGTTTTCTAATGTAGATTTGTCCAAAATCATTGATTAATAAAGATGATTTTTGATTTAACTCTTTGATTTGCTCTAAAGTTGCATCATCCAATTTTACTGTTGCTATTTCTACACTTTGTGTTTGTGGAATGTTATCTAAACTCATAATTTTACTATTTTGTTTGTTTATATATAAATATACTCTTTTTTAATTTTTATAAGAATTTTTCCAATTCTTTTATTACCATTTCACTTGTTATTGATTTAGTACACTCAAATTGTCTTTCCGTACCCGTATGGTCTGGACACCAATTCCAATCGCCGGCATCCAATCTATAACGATTAAAACATCCGGTACACTTTCCTTCAGGTGCACTAATTCTTACACAATCCTGCATCTCTGCCCAATCATATGAGAACCCACTTATCAATACAGTAGGAGTATCAACTGCCCAACTTAACCAACTTAACCCACTACCAATACCGATAAACGCTTTTGATTTTCGCATTTCATCAATAACTAAATCCAATGGGCCTTGTGGATGTTTTACAATTCCATTTGGTAATCGATTGCCCATATAATTATCTCCTTCTTTAGAAAGTAATTTAACTACATAACCTTTATTATTTAACCAATTAACTACATCTTGCCAACCCGATGAATTATTCCAAAATTTAGGTTGTGCAGTTCCGTGAATACCAATACACACTTGTTTGAACTCTGAATCTATTTCTAATTTGTTTACTTTTATTTTTGGTTTTACTTCAATATATTCCAACCCCAAAATATCGGCTGCCATTTTTTGTAATGGTTGGTCTCTAAAGTTATTTGGGTTTTTTAATCCGTTTATAGAATCACCTTCACCATAAAATAATCCTATACAATGCATTGAATATAAATTATCAACACTACTACCAGGATTTACAAATTCAATTTCTGGATATTGGTCTATAAATGATTCATTCATAAATGTAGATGCAATCATTTTACAATTATGTTTTTTACGGAACTCATCTACATAAGGAAACCAAGCTAATGAATCACCTAACGCTTTTGAATCCAATGCAATATAAATTCTTTTATCAGTTGCATCATATAAATGTTCATAGAATGGTTGTCCGTTTTCAGTAATTTTAATTTTCCATTCTACAAAATATTCAATGTTAGATTTACACCAACAATTAGTTCCAATTGTATTTGCATATAAAACTTTACCAGTTCTATTATCAATAAATTCTACAACGTATTCCGCTTGTTTATCTCCTTTAATTTCTACAAACGGCCCTCTAACAAAATGAACATTCACTTTGTTTTTTACTTCTACTATATTATTTTCGTTTTTAATTATATTTTCGTATATCATACATTCCAAGTCTTTACTGTTTGGTCTAATAATGAATATCCCTCCGCTTGTTTACTATACATTTTATTAGTAGTGTAGCGAGGTTTTGGGTGATGGTAGAATACGTGATTATACCACAAATCTGCAACATCCCACGTACAATCTTTAATTCTATCTAACCACCATTGTTTAGTTCGGTTTGGAATTAAATATGCATGTGCTAAGTCCTGATTATGTCCGGTTTTACTGAATAAATCATCTACCCTTTCTTTATATTGTGATGGGTTATTTGCAAAACTTAAAAAATGAACATCATCTCTTTCCGTTAAAAAACAAGCTCTATACACTGTCTCAACAAACTCCTCTAAACCAGTGTATATAAACGCATCGGCTTCAAAGATAAGTGTGTAATCATATTCATCACTCATCGTTTCTAATGCTCCACGATGTGCAAGATAACACCCATAGTGTCTACCCGTCATCCAACCCAATCCAGCGCCGGGATATAACTCACCGGGAGTATTTGTTGGTGATACGTGCTCCGGTCTTCTACAATGTTCAATCGGTGCTAATCCCGCATATGGTTTATTTACAATTGGCTCATACACCATACCATATTTTTCTAATTGTTTTATAGATGCCATACTAACTCTCTCACGAGAATCATCTGGTCTAGTCAATAAGTGTTTTATTTGAATCGATGGTTTATTACGAACAAATGAACGGAATGATTTTTGAAACTGTCCATAGAAGTAATCATCTGCTGCTCGCGTTACTCCATCAAACACACCATAATCATCTCCGGCAATTATACCGCCTGATTTAACTTTATTGAACCATTTTTTAATATGATTTGTTGTAGTTTCATATGAGTGCCCTGCATCCAACATTACAAAATCAATACTAGAATTACCAAATTGATTAGAAGCATTATCGGCAGTATCTTTTATTATATCATATGTACCATAGGTATCACTTATAACAGCATTATCTACAAAATCATAAAATATATCACCATTAAAAGCATTTACAATTGTTTGTTGTAATTCTTCATCTTCAGCACCTTTGAATGTATCAATTGTTGTTAAGTAAATATTCTTTTTTGATTCTTTTATTTTCTTTGCCAAATAGTTTGTAGATTTTCCAAACCAACTACCAACTTCTACTATATTAGAATTAAATGGTGCAATATCTACTATTCTATCGTATAACTCATTGTAAGAAAACCAACCGGGTATTTCATTAAACTCTGGCTTTAGTGTTTCTAATAAAATCTTTTTAGTTAGATTCAAATCATCCGTAATATATTGTACGTGTGGATTTGTATCATATGTATCTAAGAATGTATGTAATCTTCTAAATGCGCAAGGTAGTTTATAAGATAAAGCCTCTTTAATTGATAATGGATTTAATTCTAATTTAGAACTGAAATAAAAGAAATCACTTGCCTCATAAAATTTATGTACATCGTCTCTTTCTCCCCAAACAATACAATTATCCGGCTTATGTTTCATCAACGGCAACCAATAGTGTTCAAAGTTGCCTGCCTGATTTCCTACAAAATGAAATTTAATTTTATACTTTTCTAATTGACGAGCAATATCAAATATTTCACCCTGATTTTTACCCGGTGCAAATAATCCAACATTAAGAACGTGCTTCCATTCCGGGTCAAATCCCAATTCTTTTTGAGCATCTTCTTTATTGAATTTGTAATCCATAATAGGATACTCCCATAACATTGTTTCAACTCCTGTGTTTATAAATCTTTGTCTACTCCACTCGGAAACTAAAACATACCTATCGGGGTGATAAACTATATCATCTGGATTTGTAAATGAGCCATGCGTTGATACTACAATATTATAAGGTCTATCTTTTCTAAAAATAACATTTAATATTGAAGCCGCCAAATCAAATTGTGGTATCTCCTGAAAATGTATGATATCCGGTTGATATTTTTCTATTACATTTAGGATTTCACTTTTATCTTCCCACAATGTATGAATAACTGCCAACTTTCCAATCTTATTCTTTTGAACAACAAATGCAGTTCCCCCACTATTGTTTATTTCAACAACTTCGATATCATATCTACCTATAAAATGTTCTATTTGTTTTAATAGATATTGGGGTTGCCCACCAGTAGAAAGATGTGGTGCAACATATAACAATTTTTTGCGTGTACTATTCATTGTAACAAATATACAAAACTTTTTTGATAATTCCTAATTTTTATTCAGTTTCTTCAAAAGTAACTGTCCCCTCTTTCAAATCAATTTCACCAGATGGATATACTTGTTCCAAAGTTTTTAATACATCATTCAATTCTTCGTTTTTTTCATCAAATTGAGTTTCCATATTTGATATTGAATATTTTATATTTTTTAACTGCTCATCAATATCTCTAACTCTTAAATGTGCTTGTCCAATTGTTAATACTAAATTGTTAATATCATTTTGTAAATTAACCAATTTTTCATAAACATCATCTGCCAATTTTTCAGTTTTTTGTGCCATAATTTTGTTTCTATTTTGTATATATAAATATATGTTTTTTTTATTTTACATTCCCCGTTGATGGTCTTCAAATTTGTTACCATACACATCTTCACCATTATGATATCTTCTTCCATTTCCGTTCTTTTTATGTCTATCTTCCATAGAACGTTCTTTACCAAAATCTCTCATAATTTGTTGCTCTTCTTTAATTTGTTCTTCAGTAAAAATATCATATCCACTTACCAATTCAAAACTATCTGAAAAATAACGAGGTATTGGTAATACACAACCTATAAAATCCCCCTTATTGATTATTATTGTTTCATTTACGCGAGTTACCTTCAAATTAAAAGTAAAATCTCTACGAAGATTATCCGTTTCAACTACACCAGTCATATGTTGTATTCCATCTATCCAATAATTTGGTGGATTGATTGTCATAAGATTTACATTTGGTGGAGTTCTAAATGTAAATCGATTTTGAATTGTAACAGTTCCCATTCCAAAATGAGATGATATAGATTGATAATCAGGTGTATCACCTGCATCTAATATTTCAACTTTAACACCAGCAGGACTATCTCCCCCATCCCAAATTACACTAAATGTTTTAAGTGCTCTGATACCAAACCCATATTGATTACCAATTACCAATGGTAAACAAAAATATGCGTGTTGAATAAACCAATCTCTTTTTTTATTTCCTTTGAATGGTTCTACAATAAGTTCCATTGAATTTTTGTATAAATCATTCTCTGGAATTATAACTAATTTGTTTTGTGGTACTACTATCATTGTAACATTGAATATTGTTTATCAAACGTCCAAAAAGACGTTAGTGTATATCTAACACCATTTGTTATTGGTTTTACTCCGTGTAAAAATTCTAAAGTACCGGGAAAAAATACTAATGTATTTTGTTTTGGTTTTAATTCTACATTTTGATTTGGAAAATATATTTCTCCACCATCATAATCATCATTTAGATAATACACACAACCAAACTGCCTCCAATGATATGGATGTTTTCCATTCTCATTTTCACCATCTGCATGTGGGTGTTGCATATCCCCATTTCTCCATCTAACCAAACCTAAATAATCTGGATATATTTCATCCTTTATATTAAAATCCGTTTTTATTTTATCTCTTAATTGTAACAAATAATTTACATAATTTGTTTCAAAATTTCCAAAATTGGGTGGATAAATTACACGCTGATTCCAAGCATCGGTGGTGTGAAACTCATCCCAAACATTTGTTTCTTTACAAAAATTAAGATAAGATTCACACTCCGTTTGTGTTAAATAATTTTCATTTATTGATATATAACTCATTTTATTTTTTTAACAATTGTTATTACTATTACTACTTTGTCCATTGCCAGAAGTTACAGTAACACTCCCACCCGATTGAACACAAATAGTTCCGACTAAATTACTACCACCACTTGTATCGGTAAATGAGAAATAATCAGTAAGACCACTACAATTTGTATATTGACCACTAACTGTCTCATATGCATTGTAATTAAATACATTCCATGTTTGACACGATGGTGGTGGCGGCGGCGGTGGTGGTGGCGGCGGCGGAGGCGGTGGCGGCGGCGGCGGAGGGGGAGGTGGTGGCG